CCATCTTGCTCTTCATGCTGGCCCCGGTCATGCGACCGCCAGTCTGCTTGGCATATTCCTTGGCGGCCTTCATGCCAGCCTTGCTGTAGGCAAAGTGGCGGGTCTTGCCCTCTTTAGATACGACCTTTGGCATTATCCAGCTCCTAATGTGTCAGCGGTAAATCTGTCGCCACTCAACAGGGTGCGTGCGCCGAGGCGGCGAAGACCTGCTGCACGCCGGCGGCGGTTCTCTTCTTCAATCTGCTGTGCCAGCGCCGAGCGGCGCACAGTGGCGGGCGCGGCTGCCGGCTGATCCGGCTGTGGTGCGCCAGCGCCCATCTGAGCCGCCTGAGCGGCACCATCGCCGCGATTGGCCTCCTGCATAGCCAGACGGTCTGCCTCGCGCTGACGGCCCGTGTAGCGGCCATTGGACATGACGCCGATGACCATACCATTCTCTCGGACAGGCGTGCCGCCGGCCTCGATCTGGCGGATGATGTTTTGGCGCATCATTGATCCGATGCCGCCGCCAATGATCGCCGCAAGCGATGGGATCATTGGCTGCGCTTGTGCGCGCTCTTCACGCTCTTGCACGTTTTGGATGGCCTGTTGCCGGCTTGGGCTGCGACTGGCGGCCGACCTGCTGCGACCGCCACCAAAAGTAGCGCCGCCGGAGTATCTGCTTTCACCGCGTGGATCAGCCATAACCTAGCCCAACGTCTCTTGGATGCCCATCTCGGCATCAGGTCTATCCTGCGACAGCAACGAACGGCGGCCACCGATCATGCGCGCCCTACGACGTGCCGCGATCTGCGCCATCTTCTGGCGCTCCTGCTCGGTCAGGCGTTGCTCCTGACGTTCCTGAGCCGCGACCACCTCTGGATCCGGCGGTGGCGGGGATGGAACTCTGGGGCTGATCAAACCACCCATCAAAAATACCTCGCAAACATCATGTAGTCAGCGCCGTCTGCACCATAGTTTCGCAGGACGCCCTCGCGGGTGAATTTTAACGCATCTGCCCACCGCATAGCAAGGTCATGTCGTGTATTTACAGTGACTTGCAACCGTTGCAGTTTCTCTTTGGACGCAATGTGGTTGATATATCGTTGTGCGCCCCTAGTGAGCGCAACCGGATGCGATGCAATCTGGTCGCCTGTCAGCATCCACATCTCGGCAACCTGATGCCACAGCTTCACATAGCCGAAGCAGCAGACGATCTTGCCGCCAACAATCGCGGTTTGCGCGTTGCCTGTCGCCTGATACTGGCGCAGCATCTCCCGAAAATTCGGCACGCTGTCAAAATAGTCCGCGTCGAAGGGGCGCAGGTCCATCGCGTAGGCATGCCCCCAGTGAAACGGCACAAAACTGACGCCGGGGTCATTGGTGATCATCAGAACACGCTGAAGTCAGTGTTTGCCTTGAGCTGCTTGAACTGCTGGCTGAATTGACTGTTGCGCGTGATTGACCGCACCTCGCCGGCGCCAAGCATCAAATAGCCAAACGCATCGCCGACGTGGCTGTGCTCATTCTTATTCGGCGCGTCGCGGAACCGCTCGTAACCGGCACCGACGGCAATCCGCTTGAAGTGATAGCCGCCGGCCAGCGACTTGCGGGTGCGGGTGCATTTGCTGCTCACCACAAGGCCGGGCTTGCCGGCGACCATCCGGTTCATAGGCATAGCGCCGGCCTCGCGGCGCACCATAAAGTCGTTGCTGCTGGTCGGCCTAGCGTGCAAGCCCAGCGTCCTCATATGCTCAAACGCCGTCACCTCGAAGATCTCGTCGCGCTTCACGCCGGCCGGGTCACCCCAGATCAACACGTCACTCTTCGGGAAGTGCTGCTGTATGTCCGACACCAGATGATGACAGAACCGCTCCAAGCCCATATCAAACGCCACCAGCTCGTGGACCACATGCCAGCGACCGTTCGCCATCTTCTGCCCAAACACAGCCGCAGGCGTCAAACCAAAGTCCAAGCCAATATGGACAGGCCAGCCCGGCTCAATCTCGACATCGCCAGACATCACGCTGTCAGAAAACTCCGGCCACACCGGCTTGCCATCCTGCACATAGACATACTGCGCGCCGGCATAGCACTGGATCCAATCCAGTGATTTGCCGGCAAGCTGCTGCTCGTAATATCCGGGCGGCAGATTATTCACATTCTCAGCGCGCGGGTTGTTGATCCAGTGCTTGCCAGCCGCGAAGATATTATCCTCATGCTCGGCAGTACCCTCAACAACACCGCCGGGCTGCTTGTAAAATTTCCAAGGATACTTGCCGCGAATGGGGTTCTTCTCAGCCAGACCCGGCCACCAGTGGTCGCTGTCCATCGGGTTGGTGGACATCCACACGCCGCGCCAAGTGCAGCCGGCATTGGCCTTGGTCGGGTAACGACCGACACGCGATGTCAAACCGTCAACCACAGCCTTCGGCAGCTCCCGCGCCTCATCGATGAAGCCGCCAGTCAATTCCAGCGACAGCAGCTTCCTCACATCCCTCGGCTGATCCAACGCCAGAAAAATCACCTCACAGTCAACGCCAGCCGCACCGTCACGCGGCGGCAGCTTGATGTGGTGCGTAATAGGCGGCGACCAGCGCATCGGCCCCCAGACATTCTCAGGGAAGATCTCCTGCCACGTCTTGATCGTCGTCGTCCGCAATTCCGGGTAGCTGTTTCGTATCACCGCAAATCTGGTATAGCGGATATTGTCGATAGGCGACGGTTCCTGCTTCACTGCCCTCAACATAACCTCGGCTAATGAAGCAAACGTCTTGCCAGAGCCGACCGGCCCCATCAAGCCACGCACAAAACTGTCGTCGTTCAAAAACTGCCATACCGTCGGGCTGCCCGAAAAATCCAAATTCAAACCAGCCAACGCCTCAGTCGTCGGCTCCTTGCGTCTGCGTGGCGACCTGTCAGTCGCGCGTGATGACCTAGCCATTAATCCTCCGGCGAAAATGTTACAATCGTGAAGCCCTGATAATTCTCAGGCGCAACAATCAACAGCGCCATCTCGCACTCAGTGCAAAGAACGCAAGCCGTGCTGTCAAACACAACGCCGCGCGTCTCTTCCTCGCAATGCCCACATATCACCGGCTCCGGGAAGAACCGGCAGGACATGTAATCGCGCATGCTGATAACGTCACCCATCGTCTACATCCACAATCGTCGCCTTCGGGCCGGTGATGTTAATGCCAATCATGCTCGGCTTCTGATTGTCAGCATTCGGCTCCAACAGGCCGCGATGCTTCGCCAACAGACGCAAAGCCGCCAACTTGTCGTGCATCTCAACCTCAATCACATTGCCAAACTGATTGGGCGTAACCTTCACCTTCTTGATGCTGCGACGCGCGCGCTCAGGCAATGCAGCAGACGGCGTCAGCGTGACCTGCCCCATAGCGTCCCACTGGATCACATCAGTCGCCTCACCAGCGCCAATGGCCTCCAGCTCCTGCACGACAGCCTCGCGCCGCTCCTCGTCCTGAGACGCAAGCGCGGCGCGCTGCTGTCTAATCGTCGGCGGTTTTTTCGCGCTCATGCAAACACTCCGATCCTACTGCCGCGTATCCAGCCAGATCCTTCCAGCTATCCTGATGATCGCGGTTATGCGCCAGCCGCGCAATCTTCATTGCCGCCAAACACAGTGCCACCTGCTCAGGCTCAAATTCAATGCCCATTATTGCGGTCCACATAACCGCGATCCGCTCGTGATTGTCCCACGGCGTGCCATATTCCTCGCCGCGCTCCTCGACTGCCTCTTTGGCGGCGTCGAGCAAATCAAATCTATCCATTGCCTCTGTCCTTCTCCCGATACTCGATGATCTTAAGATTGCACACCGGGCAGTGACGCTCAATGCGCAGCCCGTTGTCGCTGTGCTTATTCAGCGCCGCCTCACACTTGGGGCAAAGGTCCAGACGCAGAAAGTCGGCGTAGCGGCCATCGCCTTGCGTGATCATAGCATCCCCCGGATGTGGGGAAAATTTTTTGTGGGACACCCCCCTACAGCGCGGAGGCCGGGAGGGGCAAGGGGTCGCCTTTTGCGCTGGCGCAGATCCGCGCCCTCGCAGCGTGCCGTACAAAAGCAAACCGACGTTTGCGTCGCGCTACGCATCGGCGATGGCCCTTGCAACGTCAGCGAGAGCCGGCACCCCTGCCCTGCGCTCCAGCGCCCTGTCGCATACCACCAGCGTTGCTGCCGTTACGTCTGCCGGCTTGTGGCCCTCGACAGCGAGGCGGCGCGCCTGCGTGATCTCGTTGTCGAATAGGCGCACCTGCCCGGTCGCCTGCTGCACCGCGCGGATGTAGGCGTGGCAGATGGCCTCGGCTGTCAACTGGATCTCGGTTAACTCCGGGTCGGGCTGGCCGATCTGGCGGCGGTTGTGTGGGTTTGATTGACCATCCCCCAGACCCCCTGTTTCTTCTGGCCTCTCGTCTTGATCGCGCAGTAGCTGCAACGGTTTTGCAATGTGTATCTCTTCCCACGTTGGCATCGGCTCGTCGCCATCCCACAGCACCTGATACCTGTTGCTCTTCCATCCGCTGATTGTCTCTTGGTAATCCTTTGATCGTAGCTGCCGCACATACTTGCGCCGCTTCAGCACCTTGAGCGCCTCGTGAATGCTCTTGCGTTCCTTGAACCCGCTGACCTCGCACAGTGTGACCATCGATGGCCAGCACACGCCGGCCCTGTTGGTAAATGAACACAGCGCACCCAGCACGCGCAGCTCTCTGTCCTTGAGCTGGCGATCCACAAACGCCCTCATCGGCATCACCGACCAAGGTCGCTTGTTCTCAGAAAGGGATAGCGTCATCGATCAGCTCCTCTGTCTTTGTCTTCGGCCTGACACTCTCAACCACAGCGCCGGGGAACGTGTCCTTGATCTTGCCCAGCAGCGCACCAGCCTTGTCCTCTTCCGCCTTGGCAATCATCATAGCCAATTCGTCAGCACTATACACCACCAGATCCCGGTTCTCGCGCTTCACCTTTGCCACATCGTGGCTCGTCTTCACAATCGCCAGCACTCTGCCGTCAGGCATTGCCGCCTCAATGTAGTCACCAGTCAGCGGCTGTGCGCCATTGGCAATAGCCGCCCGCTCCAGTGCAGCCAGCCCCCGCTTGGTCACCTCGACCTGATGCTCGACATCGACGCGATCATCAATCGCCTTGTTGAGCTTCTCCATCTGCGCCTCGAACCTCTCGCGCAGATCCTGCCCGGCAAGCCACGGCAACCTGTCCACGCCCCACTTCAGCTCCAGCTTGCTCACCGCCTCGTCGTAATCATGCAACGCCTGCTGCATACGACGCTCGGCTGCCTCAGTAGGCGCATAGTATGCCTTGCTTGGTTTCCTTGGTCGTCTAGCCATTCGTCACTCCCTGTGCGTACATGCGATGAGGCGATCCCTTATAGGGGATCGCATCGCACGCACGTGTGCGGTCATCACATGCGATGGACGTGCGATGGGATTTTTTCATCGCACATTTTCCTCTATCTGTCTGTTAATCCACACTTTGTCATCTTCAATCACAATCACACCCTTCTCCTGCAACGCCGCACGTGCGTCTCTGCGCTTTGCCGGCGTCAAATCAATTGCTTTTTGCTTGTGAAGGTCATGCCAGCGGCTCACAGACATCTTGGTTGCCTTCATATCAATGAGGCCATTCCTGAGTGCTTGCAGGGCGATCAACTGCCGCTCTGACAGCTTTGCCCCGCGCCTCCTCTCGGCCTGCTCTGTCGGCATCAGGATGGCGCTGCTGTCGTCAATCAACTGGATCGGCGTCAGCTCATAGGTGGTATCCGGTGCCGGCTCCGCATCCTTCTGCTTCTGCACCTTCAGCGTCAGGAGCGCCTCAGACGCTGTCAGCTCCAGAACCGTGTCAGACAGCCCCAGAAGCGCCGTGGAGCCGCGCATGCCGCGTGCAGCATCCTTACCACTGTGATGCACCGCAAGGACGGCACAGCCGGCGTGTCGCTGGATTACGCCGCACATCTCACCGAATTGCCCCATCGCTGTGGCGTCATTCTCGTCGGATCCGGTGCTGGCCAGTGTCCGGGCGACCGTGTCGATCACGATCACGCTGAATTGCACCCCGAAATTGTCGATGGTGCGCAGCAGCTTCTCCAGATCCGGTGCCTCAAGGATCTTCACAGCCATTGGCAGGACGTGAAAGTCTGTGACGCCGTGTGTAGAATAGTGTGCCTGCCACGACTTTACGCGCTTTCCAAGGCCGCCCACGCCCTCTGCGGCTAGGTACAGCACAGCTCCGGGCTTTGTAGCACGGTCGTGCCACGTCCTGCCGTAGGCCACAGACAGGGCAATGTCGATTGATAGGAAGCTCTTACCGATGCCGGGCGCACCGTACAGCACAGCAAAGCCGTGCGCTGTCAGTAGGCCATCCACCAGCCACTCGACCGGCGGCATGTTCCTCAGATAGTCGAGACTGTACGTCTCGAACACGTCCGGCTTGTCTTCAGGCTCCGCTGGCTCCGGCTCTGCCGCTATGGGCGGCGTCGCCTTCACCAGCTCCATCAGTTGCTGTGTGTCGCCGCCCTTGAACAGCCAGTCAACCACGTCATCCTTCTCAGCGCCCGGCAGATCCACGCGCTTGATGGCATTGGCCGTGCCGTACAGTTGGCTGATCACCACATCCGCGTGCGCCCTGCCGGCATCATCATTGTCGGGCAGCACTATAACGTTGCGGCCTTTGAAATACTGGTTCAGCTCTGGCTTCCAGTTCTTTGCGCCGCCGTGATTGGTGGTTGCGACCAGCCCTAGCTGGATCAGCCGCTCTGCCGCCTTCTCACCCTCGGTCACAAACACTGGCGCGTCCGGGTTCTGCA